TGGGAAAGAAATATTTTCATTGAAATGATGCGAAAACATATAGAAGAACTAAATGAAAGCATGAAATAAATGAAAAAAGACCACAAAAGCATCATAAAAGAGTTTCTAAAGAAACAAAAAAATAAGATAACGATTCCTTTTTTGAAAAAAGATGGAAAATCTGCTAATTTTATTCAAAAAACTATAGAAATTCTTCCAAAACTTTTGAAAAAGGACAAAAATGAAGAAATAGCAGAAAACATTTTGGTAAATTTACCAAAAAATGAAAATAAAACAAAAACAACACCAAAAGTTGTTCCAAATTTTATTCCTTCTGCTGATTTTTTAATACAAAAAGGTCAATTAAAAGAAAATATTCTACAAAGTTTTGCTGTTTTATCTAGACCAACACAAAATTCTGACAATCAATTCAAAGTTGAGTCTAGACCAACACAAAGCCAAAATATTTCTTTACCAAAGAACACAGTATCTGCCAAACTTAGTGAAAGTTCGACTATGGTTGGAGGCGCTGAGGGGGCAAAATTAATGCCCCTTCGAACATATGGTTCAAATAAAACTTTATCTTTAGTTGGTGAAGCAGGAAAAGAAAAAGTAGACATATCGACTGGTAGTGTAATTCCGTTAGAAAAACCAAAATTATCATACTCAATCATGAAACCAAAAACATCTAAGATTAATATAATATCAAAAGATGCTCTTGGCGGTGTTTCTTCTGTTGTTTTACCAAAATATGATACTAAACAAGTATTAAAAATGATAGAAAATAAACAAATTGATAATCCTGTGAAAGCAGAAAATAATGAATTGTCTATTGAAGTTCCTGCTCATTTTCTTGGTGCGATAGGAAAACTTGCAGGAACCGCTGCAAAAGGATCTGCTAAAGCAATTTCTAAAGGAATCAAAAATGTAGTATCGAAGGCAAAAGCAGCAGTTAAAGATGCAATTAAAGATGGTACTAATCCGGGACAAAACAATAAAGCCTCCTCATTAATGTCATCCACCTCTCAAAGCAGTGGAGTTTCCATTTCTCCGGCAACATCACCAGAATCTGGAGGAATTCAGCAAAATGATGAAATGGCTCAATTAGATAAAGCAAGACAATCTAGTAATGCTTTCTTGGAGTCACGACAAATGACTTCTTCTTCGTTAAAATCAACAGGAAACCAAGATTTAGATACAGAAGGAGGAGAACCACAGGAACCATCTTCCGAATCAGGAGGAGTAGGAGCAGCGATAGGTGGTATTGCTAGTGGTATTGGTTCTGCAATAGGTGGAGTCGCGTCCGGCCTCGGACAGGGATTGGGCGCAGTAGGAGGAATAATGGCCGGAGGCGGTCTTCTTGGCATGGGAATACGAGCACTTGCCGGTAGTAAAGAAAAGAATTCAGAAGCACCCGTAGTAAACACCATTAGCAGTGGAGCACCTGTTAGCATCACTAATATTTCTTATCAATATGATGTGTATAGAAAAACAGCAGATGATTCATTCATGCTGCCTAATTTTAGAAGAGAATATGGTTAAACAAAAATCCCCGCTTTCGCGGGGATTTTTTTACTCTTCAGCCAACTTTTGGAAGTAGGACAATGTATCCATTTCCTCATCCGGTTCATCCGTTGGAGGGGGGGAGTTGTCTTGCTTCTTTGGAGAAGGCTTGCTGCGACTGGGAGCATCAAAAGGGTTTTGTTCTGACTCATCCTCTGCACGACTTTCGTTTTCCATAGCAGATGAACGAATGTCGTCGCCTAGAATTTCATATAGACGAGTCTTTAGTGAGTTGTATTCCTTGAAATTCTTTGGATCTACAAATTCCTTGAGGGGATATTGCTTATTCCAAAGTGATTCAAGTTTTGCATCATCACCACCAAATAGCGGCGATGCAGGAGCAAATTCTGACTTATCGTAATTGGTATATCCAGCAACCTTGCGAATCTTCAACTTGAAGTCAGCACCAGTCCAGAAGTTAAATGGATCTACTGCTTCTTCATCCTTGAACTCTGGATACATTGCTTCCTTGATCTTATCAAAGATCTTTACTCCATATTTGAAAAGGAAAACCTTTCCTTCATTTTGTGGATTTGCTTCATCCTTGATGACAAGAATGTTCGAAATGTAAGTGAGTTTGCGCTTACGATTTCGTGCAATGTTCTTATCGTCTTCAATTCCGCTGTTCCACAGTTCATTGTTTAGTTCACACACAGGACACTTGCCACCATTTGTGGTTAGGCAGTTTTCAATAAACCAACCGCCCTTGCCCTGAAATGCGTGAGAATAAATCTTAACAAATGGTAGTTCTTCGTCCTTTGGTGCAGGAAGGAATCGAATGACTGCGTACCCGTTACCCGCCTTATCTGGTTCCGGACGCCATAGACGATCATCCTTATAATCCTTCTTACCATCAAGGCTCTCTAGAGCCTTGGTTAAATCGCTAATACTTGACTTTGACTTCTTCTTAAAATCGTTAAATGATGACATAGTTTTCCTTTGTGGGAACTCCCCACCGCTAAAAGTTTAGACGGGAACTACCCGCCACGAACAATAGTAATTATAACACATTTTTGTCAGATTGGAAGTTTATTTTTAATTTTTGGTAGAAGATTGATCTGCCTGCCTTCTTCTTGAACCTTTTCTATAATTGGTTTCGTCAGAAATTTAGCAGAAACTTCCGGCTCTATATTCATTTCTTCTCCAACCGATAGTATTGCCTCAAGATACGAGCAATTCCACCGTTTTACATGATTTTCTACGTTTTTACAAAATAACTGTTGTTTATCGGTATCGAATATCATTTACTGTCCTATTTTTATAGTTATACATACTTTACTACTACGGAGATTCTTAATGGCAGACACAGATAGAGATCTGACAATAGATGTTTCTGGTAATACAGCCAGCATAGCAACTGATTATCTTTTTGTCAACGGAATTAGTGCATACGCAGCACACATTCAATTAGCAAAAATGGTTTGGGGAACCAGTGCAGAAGCATTTCGCGTTTCTCAAAGCACACCGCTTCCTGTAAATATTTATTCAACAAATCCATCAGCAGTTTTGGGTGTTTCAGGTACAGTATCGGGAACCCTTAATGTAATTAATAGTGGAACAACGGGAAACTATGTCTATATCCGTGGTAGCACTGGATATCAATTACCAGTAACCGGCAATATACAAGGAATCACCAATGGCGTGCCTGTTGGAGTTACAGGAACACTCAGCATAAAACAGCCAGTGATCGTTGGTGGAGCAGGATCGGCCGGAATAACCGTAAACCCAGTAGCAGTGACAGGAGGAAGATATATTTCTTCCTCCACAGATAGTATAAGCGTAACTGGATCTGTATCTGTAAGCGGTGGTAGAGTCCTTAACGCAGTTACAGATACCGTTTCCGTGTTGGGATCCGATCTCGGAGGCAAGGTTCTAACTCGTTTATATGACTCCTCTGGTGTAACCCTAAACTCTACATCAAATGCACTTAATGTCTATCTCACAAACGCTGGCTTTACAGCCACAGTGAATGTTGGAGCCAGTGTTGGTGTGTTTAACTATAACAACATTCCTCTAGTAGTGGCTGGAACTACTTCTGGGGGAGCCATTGTTGTAAAAGGAGAAAATGGCGATGCAATAGAAGTAACTGCCACTACTCCTCTAGATGTAAATGTAACAAATGATATTGACATTGATGATACTGCAATAGTGAATGCTCTAACTTTAGAGAGCAATCCGCTAATCAGTAGATTAACGGACATTAAAACAAATACATCATTTATATCTTCACTGAAAACTGATGTAACTAATGGAAATCTCCGTGCAAAAATTTCAGAAATAACAAGACCATCAAAAGTTGCAAGTGGTTCTATATCGGTTACTCCATCTACTACCCAAGTTAGAACAAATACGCCTCTTCAAGTTGGTATAACTCTTAAGGCAAACAGCACAAACACCGCAATTGTGTTTGTTGGTGGTGCTTCTTTAATAACTAATCCAACCGATGGATATCCCCTTGAGGCAGGAGAAAGCATATACATCGAATGCAATAATGCCAATTTGCTGTATGCAAGATCGTCAGAAGGAACGCAAAGATTGAGTTTTATTGGTTCATAATAAATGTCAGGGCTTCGTAGAAACACAAAAAGAACATTCACCAAGCAGGATAAAAGATCATTTTATCTTGTTGCGAGTGATGTTTTTTTTGGCTTAGTATTCTCTAGAGAAGAATCTTACGATTACAAAATAAATCGATCTTTAACTACGACTCCTTCTTTCTTGTTTTATGAAAATCAAAGCAAAGTTGTAATCGATTACAGTAATTCTAAAAACGAAAGTGACCTATCGTTTGTTTCTTCGTTCTTCAATTCGTTGGAACCGGGAATAACATTTACTATAGAATCTGCAACATACAATGAACCATCTACTGGTGTAAAGGCAAATATATCTGGTGTTTATTCTTTTACTTCCTTTGACAAAGGAAAAATTGTTCGCGCTGATTTAGTTTCTGCTATAAACATTTCTTCAAAAAAAGATCTATATAATGGTTTATATTTTACTGCGACACCACAATTGGCAAAAGCATCTGGCGTAGTATCTACTACACAGCAGAGAAAAAACATAGTAAAAAACACTCTTTCTATTGGACAGTTTTCATTTAGAAAAATGGGAGTGCGGGTTGGTGATTATGTTGAATTTTCTGGAATTCAAACAAATGAAAATGTAAAAATGAAAGTTATAAATTATTTCATCGACACCGAAGGTGTAGAAGGAATAGAAGTTGATACAGACCTAATAAGTGAAAATCTAATTGGTTCTCCGATAATGATGAACATATATTTTGAGGGAGAACCAACAACAGAAGTAAATATAGAAAACAAGACATACGGATCTTGTTTGGTAATATCACCAATTGGTATTGTTTCTTGCACCCAATGCCAAAATGAGTTTATGTGTACAGAACGAGCAAGAAAACGAAATTCAACAAGTTCATACATTCCATTTTTTGATTGCAATCAAGAAGAAATTGTACAAAGAACCACTGAAATACGGGAACAAGTACTTAGTGGAATCTCACAAGCACAACAAATTATTCCGGCTCAAACAACTGAAGAGTTATTCTTTGTATCGAATAAACCAAAAGCACAGTTTAAAATTGTAGAAATAAAAGAAAGAAATGGCTCTTTAACTGAAAAAGAAATAACCGTTTCCCCTTCCACTACTTTAAAAGTTCTGTTGTCTGATCCTTCCTTGAAGGACTATTCTTTTCTATTTTCCAGAACAAATCCCGCAGAAAAAACTACTGCACTCACTGATGTCATTCGTGTAGGAAAACCTGGGTTTACCAGTTCATACATCTCAATCTCCGCTGGTTCTGTACCAAACACATTTTATTTGGCATCATCAAATGCCAAACTTATACTAAAAATAAATGTAAAATAAAACCCGCGTTTAGCGGGCTCTATTAGAAATTCGTTGTGCTCTTCGAATGTTTTCTTTGTCTCCAGAATTAATCATCACCAATTCTGGCGCAGTTTTGTGATACCAATCCATGAAACCAACATATGGTTTTGCTTTGGAACAATTAACACAAGTATTAGTATATGGCAATGCTTCAAGTCTTGCTTTTGGAATTTCACAACCACAAGTTTGACAATTCATTTTTCTTTCTCCACACATTTTACTAATTTACGTTGAATCGCATAAGTGGCGTCAATACGCATTTTTCGTTCTGCAATTATTTTTTTCCCTAATGGACGTTTAGCGAGTTGACGAATCAATTGATTACGAACTGCGCGTCCTTCTGATTCTGCTTCTATGTCGATTAAATCCCATTTACGTTTGGCCATATAAACAGTATATCAAATTTATTACATCTGTCAAAAAACAAATCCCGGTTTTTCAGATGCGGGAAAACCGGGAAACCCCACTGCTTAGGCAGCCATTGCTAATTCGTTAGCAATTATATTTTGCAACTGTTTATTTACGACACTTGTTACCCGTGTCGGGTATCTCCTTCTTCAGTACTTTGTGCTAGTCGAAACCAATTCAGCCCCCTAAATGCCCCGCTGCAACGAGGACTTGTCTCGCCATTGCCAAAGGTTGCAGAAACTTTGGGTTAGGCTAATGGAGCCGAGGGGAATCGAACCCCTGTCCTATACACATTTCTATCCAATATCAACAATACCAATGTTATGTAGTGCGAGCAGGAGGATTCGAACCTTCGTAGGCGATGCCATCTGATTTACAGTCAGACCTCGTTGACCACTTGAGTATACTCGCAAATTGTCTTTTCCCAATTTTCAACGTAACACTTTACATTGTAGTTATTTTTTGTAAATTCATCAATTAAAATATTACGAATTTCAAAATCGTCAATGTATAAAACTATGCAACCTATCTTAATTTTATTTTGAATTATATACTTGGCAAAGTGTAAAGGACTTTCTCCTTCTCCCAATTCTTCGCCAATTATTACATAATCGTAAGTTCTATAACCAAGACCATTAGTAGCCGCATTGTAGTTGATAGCCCACCCACTGCACCAATTTTTAGATAAACAAAATTGACTGTAGTTTTGCCATTTTTCTGTTTTGTTTTCTACAAATAGAGTATTCATAATAAAATTATTTCTAAGCGGGTGAAGGGATTCGAACCCTCAACATTTGGCATGGAAGGCCAACACTCTGCCGTTGAGTTACACCCGCAAACCAAATTAAAATTTATAACTTTGCGCGAGTCAAAGATAAAAGTTTTTGAATCTGCAAGTCACATTGCGCCTCTCTCTGGACACCTGGCCAAAAAATATAATCTTTTGCTTTATTCTTTTTTAGGCTAGAAAGAAGTGGTAATATTACTTTTTCAATCTCTGTCATTCTTGCTGTTAACAGTTCATCATATTGAGATTTTACTGCCATTGCCCCTTCGCAGGTAGAGTTCATTTCTAAAATTAAATCTAGTTTTGATTTAATTGCAGATATTTCCTCCGGTTCGGCTAAACTGGGAGAAAGCAAACTACCAAGTTCTTCTTGGTTTACTGTGCTGAAACCAAAATCGCCTTCTAGTAATGATGGATCGATGTTGAAAGAAAATTGATCAGGCATATGAGTATTTATTCACAAAATACTTTTACAGAAAAAATACCATCTTTTTGCTCTTTTAAAATTTGGATTTTTTTAACTATTCCATATTCTTTATTGCCAATCAATTGATCACCAACAGCGATAAATGGTCCACCCTCAAAATCTACCATCCAAATACCATCTTCCCCCTCGTTTGATGCGGCACGATAATACTTGCTTTCGCCCTCTACAAGATACGAATCATCGCTTTCTTTTGTGATCGTGCGAGTTTGATTATACCGGGATTTAAATACATCTTTCATAATATTCTCCTAATTCCTCAGCTTGGATTCGAACCAAGACAAAGAGGTTCAAAGCCTCTTGTGCTACCTTTACACCACCGAGGAGTGAACCTTGGCACAATAATTATTCATAATAATTCCTGATGCCGTACCAACATTGATACTTCTCACAGAACCATACTGAGGAATGTAAAGAAGATCATCACACATACTTAGAACGTTTGCAGGAACCCCAATTTGTTCCTGACCAAAAATCATTACATAATGAATGTTGGGATCAAAGTCATAAGCATTTATGTCCTTTGCTTCACAAACATTATCAATTCCCAGTAGTTTAACTTTCCCTTCATACTTGGAAATAGTTTCTTCAACATAGGAGCCGAGATCGTCAATACTTTTGACATGACGAAAGTTGGTGTAATGATGCGTACCGACAGTTCCCCTTCTGTCGTATTTTTTGTTGCCATAAATTACGACCTCTTCCGCAAGAAACGCGTTAGAATTTCGTATAATGGTAGCAATATTAAAATCATTGCCAATGTTACAGCAGACAACAGAAAAATTATGCCGCTTGTCATCAAGATGTGTTCGGATCGCATCATCAGTCCAATATTTATAATGGTCGATGAGGTTTCTGTTATCCATTGCCAATAATCTTGTAGTTCATGGAATTGCGAGAATCTTCACACAAAGTCATGTAATGAGAACCACTTTTAGACAAAGCACCCAACTTTCCAGTTACTTGACAAGTTACATATGAAGCATCTTCAGCATCGTCAACAAGCGATTGAATCTTTTTATACAGTTCATCATTCTTTGTATTCATCATGTAATAAAATCGAAGACCGCCAAACTTCTCCTTAACCTGTAGAACGCTGAATAGAGGTTCTTCAGGAGTCTCCGGGCTTTCTTCAAGAGCCTCTTCAAGAATTGGAGTAAGTTCTGAACATAGTTTGTCCATAATCTTATACCAACCGGCCGGAAGATTGTGACACACAGTTTGATCAAGATGCTTGAATACAATTGGATAATCCGAAATTAGTTTATCCAGTTGATCTGG